GGGGGAGGGTTTTCGCATGGGGTTGCAGGAGAAGCGGGCCGAGGCGCTCCGGTTGGAGCGCCAGGCGTCGAAGAAGATACAGCAGATCGCGGCGGGCCGTTATGATCCGCTTGGGTCGCGGAGTTTGCTGCATGATATCAATAATGGCCGGTACGGCATTGATATCACTGGCACCAAGTACGACCCGCGGAAGTCAGAGCGTCTCGTCAAGCGATACACCGGCAAGCAGTTGGACGCTCACATAGAGCGGCTCAAGGGCTTCATGACACCGACCGTTGGTTTCTACCGCGATCACGAGGGTCATGTGGTGACGTCGCAGGCGATGCGCTCGTTGTACACGGCGGTGAAATCAGCGAATGCCAAGAAAGAGGCCTACGTCCGCAAGTACGAGGAGGTTAATCCCCCGTGGTTGGGTCCTGACATGACAGTCGGCCAGTACGACCGGACGTTCAGGCAGCGCATCAAGTTCGACGGGTCTGCGATGACGGAGAGTTTGCGCCGCGGCGGTTTTCCCAAGCCCACGCAGTTTATGAGGCCGGATGCGATCGCGATGCGTGAGAAGAAACTGCGGGAGATGATGAACCCCGCCGATTTTAAGGAAAAGGTTGCGGGCATCAGGCAGAATATTGTTAATATGTCTTTGTATACGGGCAGCGATCTGCCGGACAAGTTCATGAGTCTCGATGATGAGACCCTATATTTTATGTGGACGCATGATTCTAATTTGTCTGATGCCTTGGGGATGGTGTATCTGGGAACGCTCCCGGAGAATGAAGAAAATGGCGACGCCTACATGTTTGCTGAGTTGGGTGAGGACCGGCTGCAATCATTGTGGGACGACGTAGAAGGATGGAGTCTTGAGGAAGCGTACCGAGACACGCCTGAACAGCGCCGACTTCGAAAGCGTGGACGACGTCGATCCGGTAAGCGGTCTCGCCGTCGGAAGTAGAGTATGGGCCTGGGGAGTGCAGAACATCCACAACCTGGAGCAGTATGATACGGGTACGGATATTGAGTCGTTCATCCAGTTCATTCTCCGTTCCCCCAGCATCACTTATTTCCATAACCTGGCTTTCGACGGGGTCTTCATCCTTGATTATCTTCTCAAGGCAGGGTACGAGGTAACCGAGGACCGCAGCGTTCCTCACCGCATTGAGACGACGATCGATGGATTCGGGAAGTTCTATCGGATCATCGTGCACGCCGGAAAGACTCGTGTCGAGTTCCGGGACTCGCTGAAAAAACTGCCCATGAGCGTGAAGGCGATCGCCAAGACATTCGACCTACCCATTCAGAAAGGCGAAATCGACTACAAGAAGCCGCGCCCGATCGGCTACTCCCCTACCCCGGAGGAGTGGGCGTATTTGCGCACGGATGTGGAGATCATGTCTCGGGCACTTGTGATCGCGTCGAACATGGGGATGGCGGGGCTCACCGTAGCCAGTGACACGCTGAAGAATTTCAAGGCGTCCAAGATGGGCGAGAGGGGTTTCAGGGAACTGTTCCCCATCATTCCTAATGAGTGGGATGATGAGATCCGCCGCGCTTACCGTGGCGGGTACACGTATGTGAACCCGACGTATGCGAAGCGGCTGGTCGGCCCGGGGCACGTGTACGACGTGAACTCGCTGTACCCGTCGATGATGCGCATGCGTCCTCTTCCCTATGGCATGCCACAGCGGCAGGATCATATTCCTGAGTCGGGTTTGTTCATTGTTTATGCGAGCGTGAGTTTCAAGTTAAAGCAAGGAATGTTGCCGTGCATCCAGTTGAAGAACAATATGCGGTTCGTGGGCACTGAGTATCTGCACGAGGCGGATAACGTTAATCTTGGGATGACATCGGTTGATTTGGCCCTGTATTGTGAGCACTATGATTTTGAGATACACGATGTGTATTATGTCTATGTTTTTGAGTCAGCCACAGGTATTTTCGATGACTATACCAATAAGTGGAAGAAAGTGAAAGAAGAATCGACGGGTGGTGTACGGGCGATCGCCAAGTTGTACCTCAACTCTCTGTACGGCAAGTTCGGGACACGTCGCACCGTGACGGGCAAACGCCCTGTGCTTAAGGACGATCACGTGGCGTTCACCAAGGCCGAATACGAAGAGCGCGACCCCGTATACACGGCGATGGCATGCTTCATCACCGCGTGGGCCAGAGATTTTACGATCCGTGCTTGTCAGAAGAACTACGACATGTTTTGCTACGCTGACACTGACTCCATGCACCTACTGGGTGATGCAATGGGGATTACGGAGCATCCGAGTGATTTCGGGTCGTGGAAGCGTGAGGCCGATTTTCAGGTTGCGGTGTATAATCGTGCGAAGCAGTATGGTGAACGGATCGATGGGGTGGACGAGATTCACGTAGCCGGCTTACCGAAGAATATTGCGAGTCATGTCACAGTGGAAGACCTGCTCTCCGAACAGGTGTGGCATGGTAAACTAGTGCCATACAAGGTGCCCGGAGGGGTCACCTTGAAGGAAACACATTTCACGTACAAGGTTGATTAGCATGAGTAAGAAGAATGTGACTACCACAATTTCCACTGATCTGCACGCCTTCCTCGATGAGAGGCACTGGCAGGAGCGCAAGAGCCTTTCCGCGCTTCTCGCTTCTCTTATCGAGCAGGGTGCGGTGCAGACACTGGGGTACGAGCTGCCGGCCGCGGAGTCGGATGACGCCGCGTGAGGATAGCCCACGGCGTGAAGCCGCCTGACGCGATGTTCTTGAGACTGGCCGTCTTCGTCAGCCGTTCTCCGTCAAGCCGGTGATATGATAGGGGGAGTGCATGTGCACTCACCCTATCTTTATGTGAGGAAGTAATGGATTTTCATAATATGATCGATGCAATCCAGAATCCAGGTGAGGAGGGTATTCCTGAAGGTATTTACGATGATCTTCGTGGAGCCTATGATTCTCTTCAGGGTAATTTTGATGCCGCTTCAGAGAAGATCAAGAGTCTGACCGATGAGAACACGGGATTCAAGGACCAGATTTCGGACCTTAAGTCCAAGTCATATGATCTTATGACTCAGATAGGGCTCAAGAACGATGACCACGGCAATGATGACTCATCCGCTGCCGTGAATGGGCCGAGTGACGATGATGGTAGTATTGACGCGTTCTTCGCCAATAAGGAGGGCAAGTAATGCCTAGGAATCTTGGGGGTGTTCGCCCCTTCGACAATGTCGAGATCATGAACCGTATCCGCAATGATGCGTCGTACGACTATCAGCGGCGCATCCCGGATGTGACTAAGGCCAACGTGACTGAGACGGTGCGTGGGCTCATGCAGTACACGCCCGCGTGGAACGAGTTCACTGATGCATTGATCAACAGGGTTGGCTCGTACATCACGCGGGACATTTCGTGGAAGAACCCTCTCGCCCCGTTCAAGCGCAACAGCCTCCAGTTCGGGGACACGATCGAGGAGGTTCAGGCCGGCCTCCTGCGCGCGTACAGTTACTCTCCCGACCGGGAGTATGGGGAGAAAGCGATTTTCGGGACGGAGAAGCCTGATGTCGCCTCGCAGTTCCATACTGTGAACCGGCAGGAATTTTACAAAATCACGGTGAACAGGGACCAGCTGCGCCGCGCTTTCCTGGACGACAGTGGTTTGCAGACGTACCTAAACCAGATCCTCCAGATGCCTGCCACGTCTGACTCTTGGGACGAATTCCTCCTCACCATGTCCCTGCTGCGCGAGTACCAGGACGGTGGCGGCTTCTGGCACACTCAGGTGCCTGACCTCCAGAGCCTTGGTGCCTCTAAGGCGGACGGTGAGACGTTCATCAAGAAAGTTCAGGCGTGTGCCGGCAACCTCAGGTTCCTGGACACCAAGTACAATGCGGGTAAGATGCCCGTGTGGGCCCGCCCCGAGGACCTTATTCTTATCACGACCCCCGAGGTCATCGCCAACATCAACGTGTCCACGTGGGCGGCTGCGTTCAACCTGGACAAGCAGCAGATGGAGGCGCAGATCATCTCTGTGCCGAAGTCGCGCATCAACATTGACGGGGCGCAGGCGATCCTGACAACCAAGGACTTTTTTGTCATCGCCGACAACCTGTTGGAGAACACGTCTCAGCCGAACCCAGTGTCCCTGGGGCAGAACTACTTCCTGCACCACTGGGAAGTTATTTCTGCTTCGCTGTTCGTGCCTGCGGTCCTGTTCTGGATTGGCGCTGATGACGAGAAAGTCAACATTGTGACACCCAAGAATCTTGAACTCAAGCCTGATGCGTTCCGTCACGCTGATGGTCGCCCTGTCTCCCCCACCGACAAGATGAAGCCGGGTGAGAACGGGTACCTCGCTTACTCGATTGCGGGCACGGACCTGCCGGCGGACGCTGAGATCCCGGTGGACTTCACCATGACGGGCAACAAGAGCCCGCGCACGCGCGTGTACAATGATGGCGTGTTNNCGCTGGAGATTGATCCGGCGCCGAAGGTCTGGCCCAAGCAGTAAGCCAGGTCACTGTTCTGGGGCCCTCTCCCCTACCCGGGGAGGGGGCCCTCGAACTATCCCAATTCCAACTAAAACGTTGGAGTTGGAGTGTGCCGGATTTTCTCCACAGACTAGCGGTATAGTACGTATGTTCGATTGCGGTCGCTGTGCCTGCTGTGCTATGCTGGTTTCGCCTCCGGTCAAGGGATGGACCGGGAGTGGGTTGGGAAACGCACCGCGGCCCCCGGGAATTCTTGCCACCGTTCTTCGCCCGGGGGTCGTGGTGTATCATTTTGCTATGAACGCCATTACCCGCCCACCGAAAGATGTCGGTGATTTTGGGCTTAGTTTTGATTATTCTATTTGGACTCCTAACACCGACGTTTATCTCTGTAATGTTCCGTGGGACGCCACCTACCGAGATGTTGTATGGTGGGACAGCTATGATGAATCTTTTGAGGCCATTGTTCATGGCCACAAAAAGCATTCCACGTGGACACAGATTCATGGCCTGACGTATTGCGCTCAAGGGCGCCCGATTCGTATTGATGTGCCGTTCTCCAAGGCGAACACCTACAATTATCTTATTGCGAGGAACAACGAGGATCATGTCAATTCGCGAAATACGTTCTATTATTTCATTACGTCAGTAGAATATGTGGCTCCGAACACCACGGAGATCACGGTTCAACTCGACGTGTGGCAGTCCTACATGCACGAATGGGAGATCACTCGTTGTTACGTCGAGCGCTCTCATCTCGGCATCGCCGCCGAGGAAGCGTGGACTGACAACGGGCGCCGCTACCTCACCGCCCCTGAGGGTCTCGACACCGGGGCCGAGTACATTGTCGGCGACGTATGGCGCGAATTCGTTGCAGCGACACCTGTTCCCGAGGAGGGGCAGGAGTATGATACGGCGAATTACGATGTCGTCGTGACCTCCACGGTGGACTTGGAGGAGGACTACGGGAGTGCTGACGACCCGAAATTCACCACGGCGAAAGGCAGTATTGCTGAAGGTCTGCCGAACGGGTGTGCCGTGTACGTCATGCCTGTGGACGCGTTCACCACTATGGCGGAGGCGCTTTCTTATGCGCCGTGGGTGGCCCAGGGGATCGTGAGCATCACCGCCATCCCCAATGGTGTCATTGACTGGGGCAAGCTTGAAGGTCGGAAAACCAAGCTCCCTGATGTTCCGCATGATGGCAAGAGCGCCGTGAACGCGGACGTGTTCGTCGCCAAAAAGGGTTTCGGTGACGCGTTCCAGAACAATAAGACGATCGAGTTGGCTGCCCCGTTCCGGACGGATACGCACATTCCGGACCGCTACAAGCACTTGTGGAAGTTCTACACGGCGCCCTATATGTGGTTCGAACTGACAACGTTCACGGGAACACCTCTCATGATTCGCCCCGAGGCAATCGTGGACTGGAAATTCAACGTGACCCAGTGGGCACACATCGTGCCACCGAACCCGAGGATCATGTTCACCGTGAACAACCTCAACGCATCATCGTTCGGTGTCACGGACTACTGGAATGGACGCTCTGAACACTTTGACGTGATGACTGGGTTCGCGAATTTTCCTACTTTTACGCTCACGAACAATTCGTATCTCATGTATACGGCGTCCAATGCGCATCAGATCGCCTATCAGCGGCAGTCCGCCGAGTGGGGTCAGCAAAAGGCGCTGCGCGGGGCCAGCACTCAGTTCGCCCAGGCGCAGGCGTCCATGCAGCAGGGCACCGACATGACAAACCTTGGGAACGCTTATAATACGCAGATGGCGCAGTACAACGCCAATCAGCAATTTATGCGATCGGGTGTTAACGCGATCGGCTCCGGTGTTGCCAGCGCACTGGGTGGAAATATCCTTGGGGGTGCCATTAGCGCCCTCACTCAGGGCTACAATATGGGTAACGAGTACGGCACCGCTCTGGAGAACAATCGCATGCGGGCCGAACAGGCCAGTGCGATGACGAACCTGAAAAATTCCTACGGCAAGTATTTCGCGGACTCCAATCTGCAAATGGCTAAGTTTGCCGCCAACGGGGACTACGCCAATGCGATCGCCGGCATTAACGCGAAGATTCAGGATAGCGACGTGATCGCACCGACGACGTCGGGGCAGACCGGCGGTGATGCGTTTATGCTATCGGCGGAGGGCTGGCAGATCGTGCTGCGGCAGAAACTCATCGACGTTGGTACGATGGTGCGTATTGGCGAGTTCTGGCTGAGGTATGGGTATGCGATGAACGTTTTCAACCGGCCGCCGAAGAATTTTCGGTGCATGGAGAATTTCACGTACTGGCAGATGAAGGAAACCTATATTCGCTCCGCGACGTGTCCCGAGGGGTTCAAGCAGAGTATCCGTGGTATATTTGAAAAAGGGGTGACCGTATGGCACAAGACCTTCACCATCGGGAGCGCCCTCATTGGAGATAATGAACCGCTGAAGGGGATTCACCTTGACTTCACCTGACATCAACAAGCAGAAAGACTGGGTGGCCAGCAAAATTTACCGCCCCTTCAATGAGGGCCAGGGCGCCGGCTATAAACTGAACCCGGTCCAAACTCGCGAGACCCAGCTCATCGCGATGTATGAGCGCATTCTCATTGAGATGACCTCCAATCGCTTCAAGTGGATTGGGATGCCCGATACGGTTGATTTGCGTTTCCTGGAGATGACACTCATGCGCGATGCGCTAGCAGTGTTTTATTTCGACGAGGAATTCCAGCGCTTCATGACTCTCAGGGCCACAGGGCTCGGGGAAGTCAACATGTATGACAATCCCACCGGGTACGTTGTGTATGGAAATCAGGTTTTCTCCCGTCAACTGTCGGGGAACGAGTGTGTGCCCATTTGGGCGAATCAGACCCGTATCCCAGATTGGGATATTATTAGTATGTATTCTCAGCGTCTCGCCGCCCTGGACAGGACGCTGGAGATCAACATGTTGTCGGCGCGCCACCCATTCGTGTTCGCCGTCAATAATAATGAATACAATTCGATGGTGCAAGCCTTCAATAAAGTTGTCGAAGGGCAGCCAGTTATCTTCGGCACTGAGGCTCTGAGCGCCGAGTCCATGGCGGAAAAAGTTTCGCTTTTCGATATCGGGTATAAACCCAATCAGATCAAGGATGTCATGGACGCCAAGGTTCGCACGTGGAATGAGACGCTAACACTTCTCGGCATCATGAACGTCAACTCTGAGAAGCGTGAGCGGATGGTCGTCGAGGAAGCGTCCGGCGCCTCGGGTCAGGTGCTCGCCATGCGCGCCGTTGCGCTGAACGAGCGACAGAGGGCGTGCGAGCGGATCAACAAGATGTACGGGCTGGAGGTCATGTGCGAGTGGAATCTTGATGAGATGACGACGGCGGAGAACGCGGCCCTGGGCGCCGTCGCCGGCGGACTCGCCGATCAAAATCCGGGGCTGGGGAGCACGGACCTGGAGGAGATGCACAAGAATGGCTGATTATACAATAGAGTTGCGTGAAGTGATCGCACGTCAGGGTGTGGAGAATATCGGCCTGGAGTCGTATCCCATTTTCGATGAACAGTACAGGGATTTTCTGAACCAGAAGATCATCGATCACTACTACTATAATGAAATCGGTCTGGAGTCCGTTGATATGTTCGTGCGACAACTTCGCACGAAGATGAACGAGATCATGCCCTACTATAACAAGTGGTATGAGGCTGAACTCGTTAATATTGACCCCCTCCTCACCCAGGACATGCACTCCAAAGGAGATCAGGAGTCCAGCGGTCGATCGTCGGGCAAACAGGCTCAGGGAGCGAAGCAGACGACGACCACAGTCTCGGGCAGCAAAGCCTCGTCGAGGACCGTTCAGTCGGAGACCCCCCAGGTGAGGCTCTCCGGGAACGGTGACTACGCGACGGCCGCCAACGATAACTCGTCAACGTCGGATGGGACGAACGATGTCCGGGGAACCACGTCTGGTGACTCGTCGCAGTCTGCGGAGTCGTCGCAGCGTGGATCACAGGAATCGCGCTCGTGGGGGTATACTGGGCATGCGCCGCAATTAATTGCGAAATGGCGCGAAACTTTTACGAATGTTGACATGATGGTCATTACGGAATTGCAGGAACTTTTTATGCAAGTACGCTCCAGTAATGACTCTCTCACTGGGAGGAGGGCGACCTATGGCCTCTGGTACTGAGCCGTACAATCCAAATGACATCATCAAGGACGGCGACTATCTTCTTGTCCCACCGGACTACCGGTTGACGAACACGGTCCCATTTACGTACCGTGACGGGTATACCTATCTCCAGATTCTGGAGGAATTGCGTAAATGGGTTAACAATGGTCTGCGAGATAATCTTTCCAACAACCTGGAGAATTTGGCGGCCGACTACAACATGCGCGTTACTCAGCTCCTAGGTGATGTGCGCAAGGAACTCGAACAATATCATGCACTGCCCGATCAGTTGCGGGAACAGATCGCCGAGTCGGTACGCAAATATGACGAAGAGTTCAAGCGTTTTCAAGAGACGCTGACCCAGTGGACGAAGAGGCAGTTCAAGGACGACAAGTTTAAGGTTTTCAACTGGCTGACCGGTGAGACCTGCGAACTGAGCGAGCTCATTTCGGACCTGCACAACAGGTATACTGTGCACGGCCTTCTCGCCGACGATCTGTCTCGCATGGGTTGCACCGCCGGCGACATCGACAGTTGGCCGGTGAACATCTCCGAACTTGAGACTGAGGGCAAGAATTTTCTCACCCATTTCGGCACGTGGATGTTCTCACCTGTGACGGGCAAGTACTGCTCGCCCCAGGATGCCATTCTCAGCATCATGGAGTACGTATCCACCGGGACGGGTATTATTTCTCATACCGCACAGCAAATCGAGTCTCTTTCCATGCAAGATCTTCAGAATAGGAGAGTAAACTAATGCCCGCCACAAACAAAACCAACAACTTCCAGTTGCCCCTTTATGTGGCGTCCGATCATTTCAGTGTTCTGGGTGACCTGAATGGTGCCATGAACAAGATCGACGAGAACTTGGGGTCCGCACTCACGCAGGCGCGCACTGCGTCTCGGGACGCCACATCGGCTCTCACCGCCGCCAACGATGCCGCCGAGAACACTCATGTCGCGAAAGAGTCGGCGCAGTCAGCGCTCGCCGTCGCCTCCAACGCCAAGGGCGAGAGTTCTCGCGCGCTGGAGAAGGCGACCAGTGCAGCGAACGTGGCGGATACCACGGCTGCGGCGGCTCGCGAGGCCTCCACCAACGCGGCGAACGCACTCGCGCAGGCCACCGATGCGACCGGTAAGGCCAACGCCGCCGCCCAGCAGGCGAACGGGGCGAGCGCTTCGGCGTCGTCGGCCCTGGAGACCGTGCAGTCGCTGTCCTCTCAGATCAACGAAGCCAAGGCGGCCGGTGATAGCGCGAAGACTGTGCGCACCCGCTATAAGAAACTGAAGTCCGGCACGGGCGAGAGGACTGTCCGCGGTTCTCAGGAGCAGAATACTGTTGTTTTCAGCGGGTCCATTCATCTTGACCCGAATGATGTGATTCAGTGCCACGCGCAGATCCACCACAATTCGCGTGCTGTGCACGATCTGCACTGGGGCATCAAGTGTCAGGGCCCGAGTGGTGTTGCCGAGTATAGGTTCAACGCGGCGGTTCCGGGCGCGTTCAACGGTGCATACATTTATAGCACGGTGGACGGTTTCTTCCATGCGGACGAGGGCGGCGGTGATTATGTGTTCTCGCTTTGTTTCCTCGGCCCCAACGATAAAGATACTCGGGTGTTCCTGGACAACACGTTCCTCGAACTTCACTGAGATATAAGCATAGCACGCCGTCGGGTTCCGGCGGCGTGTTATGCTATTCGCATGGCTTTTGACGACACGCATAAAGCATGCATTATCGCTGTACTCGCCACCGTGGAGGCGGGCAATGATTATGGCATCATCAGTGCGCCGGATACGCTGTCCCTGGGGATCGGGCAATGGACGCAGGGGCGCGCCTACGACTTGCTGAAAAGGTTTCCGGGTGGTACATCCTTCGGAGGAACGGTGGATGGTTGGCTCGCCGAGGGTCGCGACTCGTGGACGATCGGGGCGAGGCAGTACGCGTACCTGAACGGCTCTGACCGTGCTGCGCTGTCGGGGGCTCTGGATAGCGAGACCGGCCACAAGATTCAGAACAGTCAAATGCTGGATGACCTGAACAACGATTACATCCCCAGATGCCAAGAACTTGGGCTGGATACCGAGAACGAAACCGAAGCCGCGATGCTTCTCATTGTCGTCATGCACCGGTGGGGTAATTATGCGAAAATTCTGAAGCGCCTCGTCAACGCATGTCCGCACCCGGCGTCGTTGGACGACATGGCTGCGGCGATCAAGTATGAGGGTGAATGGTATGCAGTCGGGCAACGGTACGAGGTCGCCTATGACATGATTTCCCGCCTGGAGACCAACGGTATTACATTGAATCCGGGGGACTCGCAGGATCATTCGGGTAACGCTGCGGCAGACAAGGCGGCTGATGCGAAAAAGATAAAAAGTGTCGAAGACATGGGGGACGGGACCCTCCGAGTCAAGTGCAATGATGGATCTTTCGCTCGATGCTATAGTGTGGGTACTGGTTATTGGAAAGCTTCTGCTAAAGGACAAGACAAGGCCAGTGAGTCGGCGCAGAATAACGGGGCTGCACCGGGTGGCCCAGTGGGTGAGGGCATTAAGGCGATGACCAAACTCGCGTGGGATTCGATCGGCAAATTCGAGTATCATCAGTGGTATAACGCCCGCCTGCACCCGGACCAGACTGGCGTCACCGACTGTTCAGGTTTCTGTTGGTGGTTGTATATGACGTGCTGCAATATTGATATTGGGCCAGGCGGAACCGCTGAAATCTACGGAAGCAGCACCGGGTGGGTTGTCGCATCCGGCTCAGGCTCGTTCGATGCGGCAGATCAAGTGCGTGAAGGCGACCTTGTTGTGTGTCGATGGTATTCTGGGGGCGGTCATATCGAGTACTGTACTGGAGGCGCCGGCGGATGGGAGAGTATCGGGGCGCGGGGGCCGGACGGTCACCCTGAGCCCAACAGCGGGTCATTGTCCATGTTCGCGGGATGTAGTTGGGAGTTAAGACGCTATGTCTAAGAAGAAAAAATTCTCATACTACTCCTTCGACAGAATTCTTTCCTATAATGCTGTCATCAACATGGTGATGGGGGCTCGTGGTCTGGGCAAAACGTACGGAGCTAAGCGCATGGTCATCCGGAATGCGTTGGAAAAAGGCGAACAATTCGTCTACCTGCGCCGCTACAAGCCTGAACTTAAGGGGTGCAAAACCTTTTTTGCGGACATCGCCCACGAATTCCCCGAGTACGAATTCAGGGTGCACGGCACTGAAGCGCAGTATCGGGGGCCGCTCCCCGACGAGAAGGACCCTTGGTTCACAATGGGGTATTTCCAGGCGCTGAGTGTGTCGGCGAGCGCCAAATCCATTGCGTTCCCCGATGTGACGACGATTATTTTCGACGAGTTCATCATCGAGACGGGGACGCACCATTATCTCAGCAATGAGGTGCGTACGTTCCTGGATTTCTACAGTACTGTGGATCGGTATGATGATCGCGTGCGCGTCCTTATGCTGAGTAACGCGATCTCAATCATGAACCCTTATTTCATCGAGTGGAAGATCTCTCCGTCGGATAAAATTAGGCGCTTCGGTGACGGGTTCGTCGCCATCGAGTTCGTGGATTCCGAACGCTTCGGGCGCGAGGTGCGGAAAACTCGGTTCGGTAAATTCATTTCCAAGTACAATGCTGAGTATGCTGATTACTCAATCGAGAACGAATTCAAGGACGACACGCCGTGGCTCGTCATGGGGAAGACCGGCACGGCCCGATACATGTGCACCTACCGCACGAAATACGGGTCGTTCTCCGTGTGGAAAGATGGCATGAGGGTATTCTGCCAGAAGAAATTACCCAAGGGAAACCAGTTGAGGTTTTCGATGTGCCACGATCTGCGGCCCGGTGAGGTTTTCGTCACCCACCGGGACCGTGCGCCGCAGACTCTGAAGCGCATATATAGACAAGGGAGATGTTTTTTCGATGGTCCCGAAACCCGGGAGATGTTCGCGGAGCTGTTTATGAAATGAATCACGGGATTTTTATTGATATTAACATGCTCGTCGGAATGCTTCCCACACTCGGCGTCCTCGCAACATTCGCCGCGTGGACCCGCCGGCAGCTATCCAAGATGGATGATTTGCTGGATGATTGGAGGGGGATCGACGCCAGGCCCGGCGTACCTCGCCGACCGGGGGTCATGGAGCGTCTCGAAAAAATCGAAACGGACGTGAAAGAGATCAAGGAGATGAAATGAGTATTAAAACTCGCAAATACATTTACAGGATTATGATGGCACTCGGCGTTCTCCTGACAGGTGTCGGTATCGTCAAGCATGAGATCATCGCTGCCGCCATGCCGCTCATCACCGCGGTACTAGCCCTAGCCGACGCCAACGTCCCCGACGAGGAGACGGGCGATGCCGACGCCCGGTGACATCGCCCGCGCCGTCGCCGACAACGACGCGATTGGTTACAGCCAGCCCGAGCGGCTGACCGTCTGGGAGGACTCGCCCTGGGGGGACGCGCCGCGGAATGTCGATTGCAGTGAGCTAGTCTCCTACGCCTTCGACTACTGCGGGATCCCTGCGTTCCCACAGTCCACGTGGACGGGGAGCATCGTGTACTGGGCTCGGCAGTACGGCGGTTTCGATATTTTCGACTACAGCGCCGACTACGACTACCGGGACAGTGACATTCTGCTGACCGATGGGCATGTCGCGATCGTCTCCGGTGACGATATCTGTGAAGCGTGGATCGCTGAGACAGGTGATATTTACGGGGAGCGCGGCGACCAGACCGGTCAGGAAGTCCGGGTCATAAATTTCTACGAACATCCGTATCTACATAGGTGGGACACAGTCCTCCGATACACCAATATCACAGGAGATGATTTTGACATGACCTCTGAGGACCGCGAGATCTTCATTGATATTCGTGACCGGCTCCGCGAGATCAGCGACCAGACCGGTACTGGCATCGAGGGACGCAGGTATGACGGCCCCATCGTGAGTCGGCTGAAGAATATTGAGGCCAACACGTATGCGATCTGGGACCTCCTGGCCCCGGGGCGTGAGGGGAAGAGGGCCGCTGGGAGCGTGTTCCAGGCACTGTGGAACATCGGCAAGGCGCTCACCAGCAAGTGAGCAACGTCACCCCTCCCGGGCTTGCACTGGGAGGGGTTTCGTGTATATGATAGACTCATCAAAGATGATATAATAGGGGAGAGTAGTATATAATGGCACGCGGTTGGATTCATGGGCGTCTTAGTGACGGCGCCGGCAGGCCCGCGAAAGGGCGCATCACCGTAACCCCGGACCCTCGAATCGTCGTGGATGACGGGGGAAGTGTCATTCAGCCTGTCATCCAGAACGTCGAGGGCGAGTTCGATGTGCCCGTCGTCGTGCCGGGGGAGGACACGAACCCCAAGCACTGGACGAGCCATGTCGTGCTCACCCGTGAGAGCCCGCTGGTGACCGTCATGGACTGTCACGACATCCTGGTCGCCGGCGAGAACCGGCTCAGTGAGCTGGTCAACCGGACACCGGTGGCGCCCACGCACATGACCACCATCGAAGGTGAGATGCGCACCGTGCGGGCCGAGGTCACCAAACTCTGGTCTGCCGTGCAGGCGGGAAGGGTCAAAGGCCCCAAGGGCGACAAAGGCGACCGGGGCGAGCCGGGGCCTGCAAGCACCGTGCCGGGACCGCCGGGTGAGACCGGGCCGCGGGGGCGGAAGGGTGACCGGGGAGATGTGGGGCTGCGTGGCGTTCCTGGGCCTCAGGGGCCCAAGGGCGACAAGGGCGACACGGGGCCCCGGGGCCCACAGGGGGCCAAGGGGATCGACGGTGCTGTGGGTCAGGACGGTCCCAGGGGCCTGCCCGGTCCTCAGGGGCCGCAGGGTGTGCCGGGGCCGGCGGGGCCTGCGGGGCCGGTGGGGCCGAAGGGTGAGGATGGTAGGCCGGATAGCGGTCTGCTGCCGTGGCCGACCGGGTGGCGCGCGCAGGGTGCTGAGATCAAGGGCGGCAAGGGCCTGTTCAAGCAATACAACGGGAATGAGCTGTATCCCACGCAGTTTCTGAGGTCTCCGGATTTGGATCCGCGGAAGAAGTCGTTTCCCAGGGATACTGCATACGACGTAATGGTGACATTGAACGTGAAGAAGACGTGTAATTTCGCCATGATCGTGCGCTACTGGAACTATGCTGAAAACATGTGGGCAACACCGACAACCAAAAATAATTGGTATCAGCGAAATGGGCTAGACATTGGTATTCTGAAAAGATCGTTCTCGTGGACCGTGGAGAATATCCCGAACACCATGGTCTGCTTCGACTTGGTAGGCAATCAGGATGTCGAAGTGCTGGACGTGGAAATCACTCCGCAGGGGTATTTCGATTCATTCCAGAAGCAGACCTGGGCGCAGAACGACAAGATTGCGGCTCTGGCTAATGATCTGGATAAACAAAAGGGTGTGACAACGGCTAATTCTGATGCCATTCAGAATGTGCAGTCGCAGGTGCAGGCTCTGAATGAGCGAATGGTTGTCACGTCGCATTTCGCCTATTACTGGGACAATCTGAAGGCGGCGAACCCGAACGAGACGTTCTTCGTTAAGAGTGAGGCGGGCTTGTATGTGCAGAATATTCAGCAAAGCCCGAATAATGAAGTGATAGTGGTTACGCCTCGTTGGGAGGCGGCCGTCTGCGAGTGGATGACGGCGTGGGTCTGGCTGTGGACGAAGGAAAGGTTCCTGACGGTGGAGTGGTGCCTCGAAGGGTCTAGTTCAGCGGATGGAGCTGGGAACACGCGTACGATCACGAGGCTTCAACAGTTCAATCCGAAAGAGTTGTGGCAGCCGATGTGTTCGAAATGGCCTGGCACGCAGTTGTCCGGGGACGTGAGGTATCTGCGCATGTGGATGAAGTTCAAAGCCGATAAATGGGACAGCACCAATAAGTGTTGGATACGGCAGCTGACGATGGGTAGTGAGCAGACCGTGACCTGTTGACGCGTGTGATTTGGGTGTGAAAGAACCGCCCCGGTGGTTGGTACCACCGGGGCGGTTCTGTCTCGTTCCCGGCCGTGTCAGGCGACCGGGTAGGCCTCCTGGTAGGGGGCCAGGGCAGCCTCGCAGTGACCAATGATCACGTCCGAAGGGATGCTCCACACGTGAGTGTCGTAGCCGACCAACCACTCCAGAGCTTGGTCGTCCTCGTTGACATCGAAGTCGAAGCCCATGGCGATCAAGGAGGAGAGGAGGGCGGCGACGAGCCGACGGTCCCCCTTAATGGCGGTGATGGCCGTGTGGGCGACGACGTCGATGTGGGCGACACCCTCATCGTTGCTGAGCATCCACTGGATGGTGGGCACCCGGTGGAGGGTGGTGCCGCCGGCGGTGACGTCGGTGACGAGGTGGGTCTTGGTGATGGTGTTCATGGTTGGAATCCTTTCGGTTGGGTTGGGATGAACTCTATTGAGTTGTTAATCCAATAATGGGTGAAAACCTGACTGTTCTCAACTGAGCAAGCGATTAACTACCTGAGACGTGCGCCACAAAGCAAGGTGAGCCTGCTGCCACACAGAAGCACTACCTATCAGTCGGCAAGCGTCTTTGTGATTAAGGTTCTGATTGGATACCCAGCCATAAGGCATACCCATCATCCACTCGGCAACTCTTTCTTTGTCCTTAATAAAATCATCACCCCTGGGTGCTGCATAACCCATAACCGTCGACCAATGAGCAAAGGCGTCGTTAGGCTCATCACCATGCTTTGATAACCAGGTCTGAAAATTGGATTTCGTGCGATGGTTATCGGTAAGAGGAGACCTATTCATTGTAGGTACCGGTGACGGAATCAACCTGTATGGGTTGCGGTTATACACAGGCTTCTCAACGATAAGCGGTTTCAGGCACGCCAGAAGATAGACCCTCCTACGCTTATGCGGCGCACCCACATCGCACGCAGACACAGTTGCCAGAGCGCACTCATAACCCCACCCCGCGAGTTTCGCACGCACCGCCTCCCACGGCGCATGCAACGCACACTCGTAGAACACATGCGCAGGCATCGTCTGACGCACACGCCGCAGGGATGCCAGCCACTCGAGCGAGATGCCCTTGATCTGCCCCGAACACCGGCACGTATACGGCTCAGTAGGAGGCGCGCCGATGATGATGTCAGCTCTGCCGTAGTGGCGTGCCCTGAACACGTCCTCGTCAATACGACTAAAGCGATGTGAGCAGATATGACGCGCATGTGGGCTCTTCTCAAAAGCACGTGCTCTATGAACAGGCAAATCTAACTGTTTCATGACATTGTCAAGATTTGACGTACCTGTGAAATGTGATTCAAAAATGAGTGTATTCATGCTTCCTCCTTCGTCTTAAGTATAGGGATTTATATGCATGAACTCCAGTATGTCAAGTGTGTAGTGTGTCATATATGTGTTTGTTATTAAACACCGTGTGATATGTGCTGGATCACACCTGAATGCAATGTGACCCAACACATACGAACGAGCCTTACGCAACTACACGACACATAAAATGTGTCAAAAGTCACGCACCATTCCGGGAATAGAGACATGTGGGGTA